GTACTGGCAAGACCCAGACTAACTCCAACCGTATTCGTAACTGCATCGAAGATGGGATAGACCCTAACAGAATTGCCTGTGTGTCCTTCACTCGCAAAGCGGCAGCCGAAAGTCGGGAGCGTGTCATCAGGGATTGGGGGATAGACGAAAAAGATTTGCCCTACTTCCAAACCTTGCATTCTTTAGCATACCGCGCTGGAGGGTATTCCTCAGATGAAGTAATCGGAACTAAGGATTTGAAAGTCATCGGGAACGAGGTGGGGATACCCTTTGGTGTTTATTCCAAGGAGGTGGAGACGGACTTTGATTCTTTGGGGGTGTCGGTCGGCGATGCCTACATGAATCTCTATCACTTGGGGAGGAGCCGTATGATCCCCCTGGATGAAATGTACCGCCTAAACGGAGACTACAGCATCCGCTTTGAGCAACTGATCCAGCTAGTGAAAAGTTACGAGAATTATAAGAGGACATACAACAAGATTGATTTTACGGACATGATAGAGAACTTTATTAATTCGGATATCTGCCCAGACATAGAGGCCTTGTTTGTGGATGAAGCGCAGGACCTTTCCACTTTACAGTGGTCCATGGTCGAGGTGCTTCGAAAAATCCCCCGCATACAAGTTTTCACGGGCGATGACGATCAGGCCATCATGGGTTTCCAAGGGGCAGACGTTAAAGCGTTTCTTAATGCGACAGACAAGAAGACGGTTCTAAGTAAGTCCTATCGTGTTCCAGGGTCGATATGGAGGGTAGCTCAAACCATTTCAGGTCGCATTGGGCATAGGGCCTCGAAGATTTGGCATCCGAAGGATCAGGAAGGCTCCATCAGGTATCATCAACGAATGTCTGATATTCCCCTTGAGAAAGGGGAGTGGTGCATCTTAGCGAGATCAAATCGTTTGGCCGACTATTATGCAAACGAACTTCGTGAAGAGGGGTGGATTTACAGCCGAAGAGGAAAGCCCAGTATCGACCCCAGAACATACCAAGCAATCCTAGACTGGGAATTATGGTGTAAGGGAGGGGTCCTGCCTCCAGAGAAGATTAGGAATCTCTACACCTTCATGAAGGTAGAGGAAGGATTTTCCAGAGGCCATGGTCCAAGGTCCAAGAAGCTTACCCTTCTAGACCAAGAGGAAAGCTACAGTATGAAGTATGCCAAAGATAACCTGGGCCTTTTAGCTCAAGAATCGATGAGATGGCATCAGGCTTTGGGGAAGGTTGATCTCGACTCAAAGAACTATATTCTCAACGCTCTGACGCGGGGGGACAACGTAAAACGTCCACGGATAAAGGTGAGCACCATTCACTCCATGAAGGGAGGAGAGGCGGATAACATTATCGTCTCTCCAGATCTTCCTTACCCGGCGTTTCAGGAATATCAGGTTAGCCCTGATACGGAACACAGGGTATTCTATGTAGCCGTAACCAGAGCTAAGGAGTCTCTTCACATTCTTCCTCCCATCTCGAATCGGGTATACGATTTATGACGCCAGATGAAATCTTGAAGAAGGCGGCCGACCTTATATCAGGGGAACGTGCCAAGACGCATGGGGAGTACACAAGGCTACATACGAGAATTTCAGATCTGTGGAGTTCTTATCTAAAAATCAACCTAACAGCCTCCCAGGTAGCCTTCTGCATGGTCCTGGTTAAGGTAGCCAGAGATGAAATAGGCCAACCAAACCCAGACGATGGCTTGGATGCTTCGGCATATACCGCTCTCTGGGCTGCGCTGTCTCAAAAGAATGCGTGAAGATTTATTCGATGAGAAGGTCTGGTGGCCTCCTGAGACTTTGCCTAATTTATCTGGCGAAAAAATCATCGCTGTGGACGTTGAAACAAGAGATCCAAACCTGAAATCGTTAGGCCCTGGCTGGGTTAGAGATGATGGTAACCTCATAGGCGTGGCCGTGGCCGCCTCCGATTGGCAAGCATATCTGCCCATCGCCCATGAAGGAGGGGGCAACATGGCAAAGTCCCTGGTCCTTGGATGGTTACAAGACCAGCTTAACCACGGAATGTCTGTTGTCTTCCATAACGCTCAATATGATCTTGGGTGGCTACTTTCAGAAGGAATCGAGGTTAAAGGTGATATTCTTGACACTATGGTCGCCGCTCCACTCTTGGATGAAAACAGATTCAGTTACTCCCTTAATGCCTTGGGTTCGACGTATCTGGGAGAAAAGAAAAAAGAAGAAGAATTGAACCGTGCGGCCGATCAGCATGGCGTGAACGCAAAGTCTGAAATGTGGAAGTTGCCGGCAGAAAGGGTTGCCTTGTATGCGGAGGGGGACGCCAGTCTTACTCTCAAATTATGGCATGTACTGCATGAAAAACTGATCAAAGACGATTGTGAAAAGATACTGGAGCTTGAGCTTTCTCTTCTGCCCCTTGTATTTGAGATGCGTAGGAGGGGAGTCCGGGTCGATCTAGATAAGGCTGAACAGGCAAAAGTGTATCTTCAGTCACGAGAAAAATCTATTCTCAAGGAGCTTTATGAGGAAACCAACGTTCATATCGAACCTTGGAATGCTCAGATTCTAGCGAAGGCCTTTACGAACCTAGGCCTAAGCTATGAAAAAACGGGAAAATCCAAGGCCCCTAGTTTCACGAAACATTTTTTGAAGACCCATGCACATCCTGTGGCCAAAAAAATCCTTGAGGTTAGGGAGTACAACAAGGCCAATACGACCTTCGTGGATACGATCCTTAATCATCAGTACAAAGGTCGTATTCATTGTCAGTTTAACCAGCTGCGATCCGATGAAGGTGGAACTGTGTCTGGACGTTTCTCCTCAAGTAATCCGAATCTACAGCAAGTTCCCTCTCGGCATCCAGAAATCAAGCGGCTCATTCGAGGTCTCTTCCTGCCAGAAGAAGGACAGTGGGGGAGCTTCGACTACAGTTCCCAAGAACCACGATGGTTGATGCATTACGCGGCTATAGCTCCATCGACCAAGGACAATAGACGTGTCCAAGAGATCGTCAGTCAATACCGCAAGGAAGATGTGGACTTTCATCAGATCATGGCGGATATCGCGGAAGTTGATCGGTATCAGGCCAAGATAATAAATCTTGGCACCATGTACGGGATGGGGGTTGGCAAACTAGCCCACACACTAGGGGATATCCCCTTTGAAGAAGCGAAAGCCATCCGGCAAGAGTACGATGAGAAGGTGCCTTTCATCAGGGACTTGGCCTCGTCGGTCATGTCGGCGGCCTCAAAGCGTTTCGAGGTACGAACCTTGTTGGGACGAAAATGCCGTTTTCCAATGAGGGAGCCCAAGGGTTTTTCCCGGGAAAGGAAAGGCCTCATACATTTTGAGAAACTTGAGGAGGAATGGCAGGAAATCCTAGCCCTTCCGATTGAAGAACGACCCGACCAATGGCACAGGAAGAATCCCGCTACGTTTCAAGTTGCATTCGTCTACAAGGCGTTGAATCGGTTAATTCAAGCTTCCGCCGCTGATCAGACCAAGCAAGCTATGCGGGACTGCATTGACCAGGGTCAATGGCCCATGATCACTGTTCATGACGAACTATGCTTTTCGATAGAGAGCGAAGAGCAGGTGGCCACGATCAAGGGTTTGATGGAGAACTGCGCTCCTGGCCTGACTATACCGTCAAAGGTTGATGTGGGATTGGGAGATAACTGGGGGTCGGCTAAGTAATCTTACAGAGGATCATCCTCATCTACGGAGGCTAACGAACTAGTCCACCTTTTGCAAACCAAGCACCAACGCCACTACCACCCCAGCCGCCTAAATCTTCACCGGACTCTCCAACGTCGGAGCCGCCTCCGTCATCATCCGGGCCTTCCCCTAACTCGGCTAATTCGCCTGGGTCAGGATCACCAGTAAAGGCGGTAAAGTTACCTGCTGCAATTGCATCTGTAACGGCGTTTCCTGGGTTTGTAGTTATTGACGAACCCCCAGGTTGGTTAGAATTAAATATTTGGAACATACCTTGGCCAAGGTCCACAACACTGTCATTTGGACCAAAACCAAGTTCGGCGGGGTTATCTGAAATCTGTCCTGGGAATAAGGACGATGCGAGAGATCCTAGGCCCTGGAACACAAGCCCCGGGAGTCCGATTGGGAGGAGGGCTCCCACACCAAGACCCACCCTTGCGGCAGTGGGAATGTTGGGATTTAAGGCACCCCCCGCAAATCCTCCAAGGACGCTTCTCGCCGCTTCCCCTAGATTCCCGCTAGAAAGGTTGGAGGTAAATGAGGAGACCTTATCTCCTAGACTTGAGATTCCAGAGGAGAGACTTCTTCCTAGGTCTGCAATCCCAGGAGATAAACCTCTCGCCACAGATTCTGGGGAGAGGACGGGTCCACTCTGAAGAGTAGGCACGGTCGGCGCCACAACATCTTCTTCCCCTAAATTATCAAACATCTGCCCTAGTATGGGGCCTTGAGAACCAAGACCTTGACTAATAACGGGGGCGGTAGGGACAACAGGGGATACCGGGTCACCTGAAACGGCCCCCGGATCAGTGATCCCTCTCTCTTGAAGAAACCGCGTAAATTCCGTTGGCGTTAACACCTGTCGAAAAACGTCAATAGGGAAGTTGAGGTCAGCCATCTAGGGGCGCTCCTTGGCAACACTCGCCATCAGTGACGCACTTGCAATCGGCGCACTGGTAGTGACCGTGGACAAAAATCTTAGGCTTCTCACAGCCACAGTTAGGACAACGGGGACCATTTCCGTCCATCGAATCGCTTTGATTCTTTTCTATTTCCTTTATCGACATAACTACAATGCACCCACCCTGAATCGGGTATATCTTCCTTATAAAATTCCAGTATCAATTGGTCGTATTCCAAATGGTCCTTGACCCAAAGTGCGATCTCCATGTTCGGGACACAGGGGATCGAGAAATCAACTGCTTGGCCCTTGATGTGCTGAGACTTGCTCGAGGAGCCTATCTCCTTGTTCAAATCTAAACACCTGAACCCGCTCGAAGGACTGAAGGGAATCCCATAATGCTCTCGGATAGGTTCCAGAATGTTTTGGCATAACTGCTTTAGGTTCCTAATCTCGTCCTTCTTAGGAATGTTCTTTATACCCTTCCGTTCGGCAGTCTGAGATCTAGTAAGTTCCTTCAATGAAAAATGGGTAGAGAGACGGGTCATTGCCCCACTGGGACTCCCAAGAGTTTATTCTGCTCTACCTGCCGTAATGGATTCATCTGTCGAACCGCTGCCGCTGCATCAGGAAGCTGTTGCCTAATGTCTTGGACAACGGGTCTAGCAGCATCAACTGCTCCAGAAACAGCTTCTCCTACCGCTCTTCTGTCATCCGAATCAACTGCTCCGGAAGAATATGTTGAGGATATCAGCCGAAGCTCTTTGCCAATAACGTCATTAACCTGACGCCGGAACACACTCAGATTACCAAGCTGCTTCTTTGCCTCTGCCGTAGCTTGCTGTCGAGTCAATGTCACGCCATCTGCTTTAGCCTTGGCCATGAGATCATCAGCCAAAGCTTTTATGCCTTTCTTTAATTCTCCGGCCCTGATGTTTGGACGCGTCAGCAAATTAAGAAAGGTTTTGTTTCGCAATATTCTGGAACTGAGAAATATACCAGCAACGGAAGGTATCGTTGCGGCAGGGTTGGCGATCAAAGCAACACCCAAACCAGCGACATACGTGGGGGCGGCTAGACCACCTTTGCCCTTGAGGGC